GCCGGAACGCGAATGTATACCGACTGCGAGGGCCATCAACATGCAGACCCCAAGTGGCAGGTCGACAGCGCGCCGCTCGTCCTCGAGACTGAGGGCGGATCCGTGCTGTTCGAGTACGGCCCCCCGCATCTTGTGGTGAGCGCAGCGACTACGTGCGGCACCATCGGCAATTACTCCGAGCCGGTCGGCCTGCTCGGCGCTCTGTTTCTGCGGCGCTTTGGCACCGTGATTTTCGATGGCCTTAATCAGCGCGTCTGGGTGCCCAAGCCCGGTACGGTCGCGCCCGCGCCGGATGCCTTTCGCGCCATGGCGTTCGCACGCGACGACAACGGCGCATGGTCGCTATCGACCCGCGCGACGCTCGACGAAGCGCGCGAGGAGAGCCTCAAATCCTGCAACGCGCCGCAAAACGGCTGCCGGATCGACGTCACGGTCAGCCCGTCGCGCTTTGCCTGCCTCGCCATCGCCAAGAAGCCCAATATCGGCCTGCCCGCTCCGGCCACGGCCGGATCGCTGGCGGCCGCACGCAGCGCGGCGCTCACGGCTTGCACAAGCGCGAACGGCCAGGGATGCGCTCTCGTCAATTCGCGCTGCAACGATTGAAAGCGGGACTACTGCTTCTTCGCGGCTACGCCCGCTCCGGGCCACTTCCGGACTCATGCACTGCAAAAAAATAGTAGAGACCGGGTCATGCTGTCCCGACGCAAAAAACCAACCCAACGCCCAAGCGACGGTCGGCTTGCGGCGGCGGCGCCGGCGGCGGAGCGTGCTGGAATTGGACGCCGCACTGCTTGCGGATAGAGGCTTGCTCGATCGCGTCCATTTCGCCTTTCAACCGCGCTAGCTCGGCTGCGGTTTGCTTGTCACCTTGAACGAAGAATGCCGCCGGCCGGAAAGCGATGATGGCCGCGGCGCGGGTCATCGTATCTTTGAGCAAGGGCGGACGCGGCCGCCGGCGCACCGCCGGCGGTCTTGCGCGTCCGCTGTTCGCGAGAGACAGAAACGAGGAAAGCGACCCCCTCCATGAACGCACAGACACTGACATTATCGAACGCATCGAAAGCATTGCTGCGAGCATCGGCATCGACATCCAACCTCGCGCCGTACCTGGCGGAGCTGGAAAGGCGGATGGCGAGGGCCCAGCTCAGGGCTGACCTCGCGGCTTACGCGGCGCAATGCCTCACGATCCGCAGCAAGACCGGCGAGCTCCTGCCGCTCGTCTTCAACCACGCGCAGCAGCACGTCCATGACGCGCTCGAGCGCCAGCGCGGCGAGACCGGCAAGGTGCGCGCGCTGATCCTGAAAGGCCGCCAGCAGGGCTGCAGCACCTATGTGGGCGGCCGCTTCTATCACCGCGCGACCCACGCCCGCGGCGTGCGCGTCTTCATCCTCACGCACGAGGAGGCGGCCACGCAGAACCTGTTCGACATCGTCGAGCGCTTCCACGCAAATTGTCCGGACGCTCAACGACAGTCGACCGGCGCCGCCAACGCACGCGCGTTGGAGTTCGATGCGCTCGATTCCGGCTACAAGGTCGGCACCGCCGGCACCAAGGGAGTAGGGCGCTCGTCCACCATCCAGCTCTTCCACGGCTCGGAGGTCGCGTTCTGGCCGCATGCCGAGACCCATGCGGCAGGCGTGCTGCAGGCGGTGCCCGACATGCCCGGCACCGAGGTAATCCTGGAGAGCACCGCCAACGGCTTCGGCAATTTCTTCCAGCAGACCTGGGCCGCCGCCGAGGCCGGCACCAACGATTTCGTGCCGATCTTCGTGCCGTGGTACTGGCAGGAGGAATATCGCAAGCGCGTGCCCGCGAATTTCGCGGCGAGCGAGGAGGAGCGCGACCATGCGGCGCTCTATGGCCTCGACGACGAGCAGCTCGCGTGGCGGCGCGCCAAGATCGCGCAGCTCAAGGACCCGACGCTGTTCCAGCAGGAATATCCGGCGAGCGCCGCGGAAGCGTTCCAGCAATCGGGCCACGACAGCTTTATCGCGCCGGAGCTGGTCGCGCGCGCCCGCAAGACGACGTGCGGCCCGTCGGGGCCGCTGGTGATCGGCTTCGATCCGGCCTGGCTCGGCGACGATCGCCACGCCATGGCATGGCGGCGCGGGCGGCTCGTCGAGAGGATCGAGACGCGCGTGCGGCTCGACACCATGGCGGCGGCCGGCTGGGTCAAGCAGGTGATCGAGCGAGACAAGCCGCAGCGCGTCTTCATCGACGTCGGCGGCGTCGGTGCCGGCATCTGCGACCGCCTGCGCGAGATGGGCTTTGGCGCGACCGTGACCGCCGTGAACTTCGGCTCGGCTCCGGTCGAGCCTCCTCCGCTCGACGAGCGTGGCAACCCATCGGGCGGCCCGCTCAACCGCCGCGCCGAGATGTGGCTGAAGTCGCGCGAGTGGCTGGAAGACCCCGCCGGCGCCGCGATCCCGGACCGCGACAGCCTGCAGGCCGATGCCTGCGGGCCGGCCTACAGCTACGACAGCAACTCGCGGCTCAAGCTCGAAGCCAAGGACCGCATGCGCGCGCGCGGCGCGCGCTCGCCGGATGAATGGGACGCGGTGGCGCTGACGTTCGCGGAGCCTGTGGCGGCGGCGCAGACGGAGGAATCGCGGAGGTTCTGGCGGCGCCTCGAGTATCCGCCGACGGGGTGGATGTAGTGCGCGCGCCGGCCGAGGTCGACCCGCGAGCGCGACCTCGCCGGCTTATCGTGGACAACCGTTTTGCGTCGAGGCTGCGTCACGGCAATAGCTCTTGCAACCCGCCAGGTCGTCCCGTCCCTGCAATCGGCGATGACTGTCGACGCAATATTGCACGCATTTGTTAAATTGATCGCTGGCGCAAGAAATAGGAGTGAACGAATCCGCTTGCGACCTATGAATTAGGTTTTCGAGTGCCTGCGGCCCGGCACTCGGTGCCGCGAACGCCTTCGTGCCTGCCCCCATTGCACCCCATGCGATGGAAAGCATGATGAGAAAGGAGGGCTTGACCAGGTTGCGAAGGGGAAATGACGACATGACCGGGCCCTTTCAAGCATTCAAGTAACGCGCGGCGTCCGTGCAACCCTATCTGCCGTTGGACGTGCTTGCAATGATTCTTGCATCGGCGATTCTCGCATCGGCTCCTCACGGAACCCGCTTTCGCGCCCGCCGCCGCGGCACGATCATGACGAGTTCCGCCGTCTCGCTGGCGCGCGGTTGCGGTGCAATAAGACCCAGGGCGGCCATCGTCCGGCGGCATTTGACGCACCTGGTCTTGCGCAACGAACACGGCACGTGCCAATGATATGCCCAATTATCCGGGTCACGTCTCGCCCTCAATGAGAAGGATGAATCGATGTTGCGCTCGCCTCTTCCCGTCGTGTTGTCGCTTATTCTGGTTGCTGCGTTCATCAGTCCGGGGCGCGCTGAACAACCTCGCTACGTCCAATGCATGCATCAATGCACTCAAGACGAGTTTTATTCCAGATATCCTGAGTGCATTCCATATATCAGGCATGGCAGTCCCCTTTCAAAAACTCAAGCCGACGTCCAGATGTTTTCCAGGTGCCAGGGTTATGATAAAACCTATGAGATGCTATGTCAGCATCGTTGCCCCGCCAGGTGATCGACTCGAGCGACATCCGTCGAGTTGATCCGAACGGCGATCTTCGGCTGGCGGCAGTGTCCGGCTGAGAAGTCGCAGACGATGTCCGCCGTGTAGCCGAAACGACTGCAGTGCCATTCGGGACCGGCGTTTCTCGAATGGGTGGGGAAAACCTTCTTCTTGCTTGCGCTTTCCCCGCATTTGCCCGATGGCATAAATCCTAGTCTGCCGTTCTCGCGCCCGGAGCCTCGTGCTGCGGGCGCTTTGCGTTTGGGCATCCGTTACGCCCCCGCATCCCCCATGACCGGAGCCTCGCCATGACCCGCGCTTTCGAGCGTCGCGCACAGCGCATGATCGGCCTAGCCAATGACCGTCTGGGCAAATCCAGATCCGTCATCTGGTGCTTCGGCCCGGAGCACATGCCGGCGATGATCGACCTCATGATCGCCCAAGGCAGCCTCGGCGAATCCGATCGGCCGCATTGCGTGCATTGGAGCGCGATCAGGGGCGCGGGCGGGCCGACGCAAGACGAGATCGCAAGGGTGCTCGACGCCGACGCGATGCTCGAGGAAGCCGGCATCCGCACGATTCCCCAGCAAGCCTGGAAGGCCTGGAGGCAGGGCCCGGATGCCCTGGAAGCGCTCTGGCGGGAGTGGTTGGGCGAGCTGACCGCCGACGATCTCAAGTGCCTCGCCGAGCTGGAATTGAGGATGAAGGCATGGCGCCTGCGCGAATGCGCCGGCGCAGCTTCCGGCGATCGCGCCGGCGCGAGTGACGGGGATGGATGCTAGGGCATTTCCCGTCATGCCCGCGAAAGCGGGCATCCACGTCTTGCGGCATGGCAAAGACGTGGATGGCCGGGACAAGCCCGGCCATGACGGGTCAATAATCTGGTTTAACGAGCCGCTTGCGCAGCTCGTAGGTTGGGTCGAGCGCTTCGCGAGACCCAACATCGGCGTGCGGCGCGTTGGGTCTCGCAGGGGCTCGACCCAACCTACAAGCTAGGGCATTTCCCGTCATGCCCGCGAAAGCGCATAGGCGCTAAGGTAAGGGTATCATAGCTTGATATATGCGTCGCCTTCGCGCCTCATGGAGATGTCGACGGATGGCCTCCCTGG